GTCAGGTACTTATATTTCATTGTTGTTTGTCTCTAAACAACCTTGTAAGCGAAGTTATGTAGCAGGCTTTATTTGCTTGCCTACGACAATTCTTTTCTATCCTTGAGAGAACCATAGATAGTTCGATGTACCCTTGTTCGGCGCGTCGGTAAAAACCAACTTACAGCAAACCATGAAAATCCTACAATGTGTAGAACTCCCACAGACGCTGAGTTCCAATCAACCATCAATAACTTCGAAGAAATCATTAATGGAATCATGAAATGCAAAACAAAAACCGTGGACAGTGTCCATTCCGATCTTGATCTGAAACGTCTATTAATTAGACGATCAGGAAAGGAATTCCCTCAAAAATCTGAATTAGATCTATCGAGCGTTCAATACGCGACGAAATTTCAGAAATGTTGTTCGAGGGTTGCACACAATTTACGGACGTACATCGAGTGGTTCGTTCTTCATGGATATTATCTAAAAAAATACCAAAATGGCAAAGATAATTTCCAGAAAGAAAAAGAATCACTTACAAAGTGCTTTATGCTCTTTTTAGCGTTAGATATGCGTGATCAACTCGAGGATTACCTCAAATTCCACACTGCGTATCTTTTCGCCTCTGTAACCAACCAAACCGATCTCCCAATGTCCAACTGGACAACTCCTGGCACATTCATGTGTGGACCTTTTACACGTTTTATACGTAATAAGAGGTCTCTCAAGGATGAGAAAGTCAGATTCAGTATGTTCTGGAGTCTCATGCACTTTAAGCGTGGTATGATGCCTTTAAAGGTTAACAACGTTGTTGATAACTGTATAAAGCACGCCAAACTTATGACAAGTGTTTATGAGACCCCAGACTCTATTATGGCTGTGGTTACAGAAGTATCAAGGTGGTTCGGAAAGCAGATCGAGGAGAAGAAGATGAAAAAGGGGTTTAAAATCCCTGCTCCTTCAACTCGTGCTTGCTTCGAGAACTCAATCACTAATGGTGGTGCCAGACGTTACATTTACCGTAACTATGCACTACCTGTGACTGAAGACCTTGGTGCTTCGAGCGAGACAATGTTAATTAGTAAACAACCTTTAAATACTCAAGTCAACACTCTTGGAGATGATGGGCTTATAGACCTCGATGAATTACAAAATTCAAATGAGGAACTACAAGATCCTAACTCTAAGAGCATAACTTATACATATGTTGACTATGATCGCGAACTTTGCGAGCCCGTCCTAGTTTGGAAGCAAATCGAAAGAGATTTGACCAAAAAAATCTGGGATGACGAAGTATTTAATGCAGCTGTTGTAGCATTACCCGAACCTTTTAAAACAAGAATTATCACAAAAAGTGAAGCTTGCCTCAATTATTACGGAAAACCCATGCAAAAAATGATACATGGAGTAATCCGTAAAACAAGGTGGGGTATGCCAGTAGGCCGACCGATCAATGTCTCCGATATACAGGAGCGTTACGGTTGTTTACCAATTGGCTG